GGCCCATTATCGACCCGTATTTTTAATGGATATCCATGATATTCGGCCAGTTTATCTAAGTAACGGGTAATCCTTCCTGCTGGTAAGCTTACTGCAATATCAATCCCTAACGCCTCACGATTAAAGTCATCGATGACATTGAATGTCCTAAAGCGACGCTGATTACGACTACTGTCACTCATAAAATCCATTGACCAGCATTCACCTTGTTTATTGGGTGCTGATAGCCTTTCTGGGCTTCGTGGAGGAATGCGCTGTTTACGCTTTATCCTGAGATTAAGCTTTAATTCACAATACACCCGATATACCCGTTTATGATTCCATTTATAGCCGAGCTTTTTGATACGATTAAAGCATTTAGGAAAGCCCCAGCGTAAATGCCGGTCTGTGATAGCATTCAACACCGAAACAATCACCGAATCATCCTGTAACTTAGGTTGATTGTACTCATTCATAGTGACCAAGGATGCCAATATTGCAGTGCTGATTTCAAGCAATTATTGTTACAATATGGGCTAAGGCAAAGCATGAGTCGAAGAGGCAACTGCTTTGATAATGCGGTTGTTGAGAGTTTTTTTCATACACTCAAAACACATATTATTCATGACTGTTACTACAAAACGAGGAAGCAGGCTAATAAAGCACTATTTGAATATATTGAAATCTATTATAATCGGATACGCCGTCATTCAGCCAATGGCTGGGTATCACCTGAACAATATGAACAACAATATTACCAAAACGAAAAAATGATAGAGGCGGGCACTGTCTAATATTTTGGCGAGGATCAAATTTTCTTTTGGCTTGGCGTTTTTAATTTGTGTATTAGTAAGAGGCTTAACTATTTTTACCATGTTATACAACTCGATGTTATATTCAAACGTATAACATAATATATAACATAAAAGTTTGAATTTTGCTAAATCAGGATGAACTTAGTTGAACAGTAAATTAACTGGAAAGCTTGTTAGATAAAGGTTTTTTGAACGTTTTTAAACTTACTTGATTCCTGCGATGGTGGCCCCTACTGGACTTGAACCAGTGACCAATCGATTATGAGTTCTTTAAAGCTGTATTTAAAATCAATAACTTATAATTAAATCAAGCGGTTAGAAATACATATATAGACATATTTTACTATATAAGGATATAATCAACCGCCATTTTATCGCCATTATTCTAATGTAACAATAGCTGATATTTTTTCTTCAATTTTAGGTTTTAAATCTATTGTGTTATTTTTATGATGGATAACAACCCATTTTTTATTTTTAATACAAAAATAGCAAATATACAGATTGTAATGTTTATCTGACATAACATTATTAACAATACATAATTTGTAGTTACTATCTTTTTCCATAAAATGTTTATATTCATTGGGTGTGAGTATAATTCGTTTTCCATCACCAAATAATCCTTTGACTTCAATACAAATTGTAGTGTTATTTTTCTTTGCTTCCAGATCCCAGCCTTTATTTTCTTTAGCTACATTATCAACTGTATATCCATTTTTTTTATAATATTGTATTACTCGTTTTTCAGCTTTTTTTTCTGTCTTCTTTTTTAACTCTGGATTAGTGTTAAAAATTCCTTTTTTTGATTTTGTTGACGCAACAAATTTTGTATAGTTGCTAATGAATTCTTTAATTGATTTTATAAAGTCAATACTCTCGTCACTATCGGCATACCAATATTGGGTCCTCCCCATAAAACCTTTTTTAAATCTCGGGCAAATAATATCTCTTTCTTCAAATGGAAGTAGAACGCAATTATCTTCATTAGATTTAAACCAATAACCACTATCACTTTCTAAAAAAGAGAATTCTTGTTTATAACGGTATACCCTAGCATTGTTATACCACCCAACAATAACATTCCCTTTTTTTTCTATAGGATCTCTGGCAACCCATACAACACAGACATCATCTATAAAATCTTTATCTACTTTGTTTACTTTTTCAATTCTTTCTAAATTTAGACTATTAGTTTTTTTATCCACTCGAACGTATCCATAACAATTCCCATTCATTGAATAAAAATTTGTTACTTCCCCACCATACCCATGCTCATTAACGAAAGAACCGCCGCCAATTAAAAGATCGTCATCAGCTTGCCCTTGATAATTCTTCATCCAACCAATATTACAGAACAATATTTTCATAAAATTACCTATTCAATTACATTCAACGGATTCAACCTTACCGCATCTTCAAAATGATCTGGGGCAAAGTGTGCGTAGCGCATGGTCATTTTGATATCGGTGTGGCCGAGTATTTTTTGTAAAACTAAAATATTGCCACCATTCATCATAAAATGGCTGGCAAAAGTGTGGCGTAATACATGAGTTAGTTGTCGATCTGGTAATTCTATTCCTGCACGATCGATTGCTGAACGGAACGCCGAGTAACAGGGGGTAAATAAGCTACCATTCTTTTTGGGAATTTCGTTAAAGAGTTTATCACTAATTGGAATGGTTCGATTACGTTTGCCTTTGGTGTTAATGTAGGTGATTTTACCATCTTTTACTTGAGCACCTTTTAGGCTTTCGGCTTCGCTCCACCTTGCTCCTGTTGCTAGGCAAATTTTAACAATAATGGTTAAATCGGTGGCTGTGCTTTGCCCACAAGATAATAGGAGTTCGTGAATTTGCTCTTTAGTAAGATAAGCCATTTCTTGCTCATCGGTTTTAAATGGGCGTATTCTTTCAAGCGGATTGTTATGTTGCCACTCCCCTAGTCTAATTAACTCATTAAACATGGCTTTAAAATAAGTTAGTTCAAGATTCATTGTACGTGGGGCAACGTTTTTTATTCTATCAGTCCGAAATATTTCGCCATCAATACGCTTTTGACGATAGTTAGTAAATTGTTTGGCTGTAAAATGAGTAGATAATGGATCATTAATGCATTCACAAGCAAATAACATCGCTTTTAGGCGTGTTTGCCCGTCTTTAAGCGTTTGCCCATGTAATGAATACCAACTGTTAATTAAATCCGATAAATGGCGTTTATCAATCTTTTCACCTAACCAAGGCTTTTGGTTAGTTTGCTCTTCTAAATAATTTTCATAAGCAAGCGCCTCGCCTTTGGTAGCAAAGGTCTTACGAACTCTACGACCGCCCTCAAGGTATTTTTCGAATAACCATTTGCCTGATTGTTGTTTTCTAACACTCATATTTAGTCAAGTGTTCCTAGTCTCAAAATATTAATATAATTACTTACAAAAAGGTGAGGTATTATCGGTTTTCTCTCTTGTTTAACAAATTTTTGCAACTCATTAAGTGTAAATAATTCTTTTAATTTATTTAGGTATATTTTTGATTCAGCCCTAATAAAAATATCTAGGGGAGAATTAAAACCGATAAGAAAAAAATTACGAGGAAACCAACAATGAGATAATTCACCAGATAATTTTGTTGCACAAAAAATATGCAACAATAAATCTGCTTGAACTATCTCATCGTGTGTAATTGCTTTATGTTTCCACTCCGAAAAAAGTTTAGATGCTAATAGACAACATGTATTAAAATTTAGTCGATTACAACGATCTCTAAATAGTTGATCATTAAAAACATTAAAATGAACAAAATAATGCATTTTTTTTCCGTTATATTTAGAATCATTCAGAAGAAATTTGCTTGATAAAAAATCACTTAGTTCAGTAAAACGTTCATAACGAATAAATAATGAAACTGTGTACAAAAATAATTGATAATTAAGTATTTTATAATTTTCTACTTCATATTGTTTATAGCTATGTTCAGTTTTTAGTATATTGTTATAATTATATATTTTTTCAAAAAAAACATGAATTTTATGAACAAATTCAGTTGTTGGGGAATAGTTTAAAATAGCCTTAAATATCTCTAATATTTCATTTCTAACTGTCAATAGTGAGGTTGCATTCTTATAAAAAATTTCATCTGCTGGATTTTCTTTTGTAACTCCATCAAAATTCATTCTAAATCGCTCCAGATTTTCGATGACAACATTACAATATTCGTCAAAACATCCCAACGAATTATTTTTTCCATCACGAATGGCATTCATACAGCGAGTGTAATAAGTTTTAGTCCCTATTGAAATAGAATTGTCATCAAATAAAAAAGCTGGAGGTTTTCCTAATATAGGTTTTTGATATACAGGTTTATCAAATAACCATCTAAGCAATCGTTCATAATTTTCGTCGTAATTATTGTCATCAGATAAATCTATATAGATTTTTGATTTATAATAAATTGGAGTATAAGCTTTACCATTTTCATCTTTCTGAGTTGTCACAATAACAAATTTATTCTGTTCAGTCTTACCATACAGTTCTGGGGTAATAATTTGGGTTTCAGTTCCCACACCGCCAGCTCTTTGATCTGCTTTTTCTGCATAAATTTTGTCACTTATAATAATTACTTTTTTTATTTCTGGATCTGTGATCATCGTTTCCATAAAAGAATATTTGTCATGACCTTCTTTTAACTCCCATTTATCTAATTTAATGTTTACACCATCATTACATAATTGTTCGGCTAAATCCATTACCCACTGTTCATGTTCTGGACTCGACCAACTATAAGAAATAAAAGCTTTTATTGGTTGTATTTCTGTCATTTTTCACCTGTTGATATTTTCAGAATTATTCTTTGAGCTCATTTTTATTATTCACTACCGCTTGATACCTTTATGCTTTTAAAAATTAATCCTTGTTCTAATGTAGCTGTTGGCAAATACAATATTTCATTATTAAAATAGTTTTTCTTTTGGCCATCGTGCTCCTTTGTGTCAATTTTTTTTGCAACTAAATTATTATCATATATCCTTAATAAAACATAACGTTGTTCATTGTAATTAAAAGATTGGTAAATTTTATCTTTGTCAGTAAAAATAAAAATTTCAAGCATTAAATAGACTGAAATAGTACAAGCTAGAACAAAAAATGCTGTATTAGAAAATAAATTCATAAAATCACTTGATTTAGATATCCTTGAAAAATAAAAAATAACCACCAAAAGGATTGGAGCAAAAATTACTGGCAGAAAAAATTCACCACAAAACATAAGTAAATCAATCAGATAAGCAATAAATAAAAAAACGATCATCAAAATAATCAACAATATTTTTTTAAAACGTCCTTTAATCACAAATTTTTTACTCAATACATTTTTTTGTGGACTATATAAATAATCAAAGATAATTAGAATAAGACATAAAATTAGTGTAAATAGATATAACAAATTATTTCTTATGATGATGGCTGTTGATAAAGAAATAAACTCTATATCAAATCCATAATGAATAGCTGTAAGTATTTCAACTTCATAAGAAATAAGATACATCAATGATGTTGAAATAAGAATAAATAATCCTAAATCTTTTAATAAAATCCTGTGGTTTTGAATATCACTATCGTCTAATCGCTTTGAATGTTGTTCTTTATTAGATATTGTTTTCTTTGATTTATTTTTTTTGGCCACAATCACTCCCCCAACAATATCTCACCAGTTTCTAAAAAGTTTAAGAAGTCGCTTTCATTCATGATACTAATTCCCATTCCTTGTGCTTTTTCAATTTTTTTGATGCTTGCGTTATAGCCAACACAGAGTAATTGCAAGGTCAAAGTCACACTTTTGCGTACAGTCAGTTCTTTTTCTTCTGCCAGTTTGATTAAGCGTTGTTTGTCGGCTTGTTTAAAGCCGGTGAAGTGAATGTCAAATGTATTAAGTGAAGCTGATGTGCTTTTTGAACTGGGAATTGTTGCTTCTAAAACATCAAGGGCATGTTCTAGATTGTCGGCAAGATCATATAAATTAGCATCTAGTTCATTATCAAATTTTGCAATTATTCGATCTTTTCGATACGTTCTAAACTGCCCATTGTCACCATTCGTTATATATATACCTTGAATATATTTTTCATCTTGCCGAATATAATGGACAACATGAATTGAAAATTCTTTTTTTACATTGATATATGCAAATATTAATTTACCGCTCATTCTTTCCCCATCCTGTTAATGCTTCATCAGATAAAACTTTTTCTCCTGCTGTATTGAGTTTCTTTAATTACAAACCTCATCAATTCGAAAAGATACGAACATGTTTTTTTTATCATTAAATGTATAGCGATAAACAAACTGAAGATCGTTATCTTGGAACAATGATACAAAATCATGGTTTTTACACGACCTTTGGTCGAATGTCATTTGCACATATAAGGCAAGAATCTCTGGTGTGTACTTTTTACTGTTATCGTCATAAAGATAATCATAAATAATATATTGCCCATCAGCAGTGATATTTGCTAACGATGTTTTGTCATTCATCTTTATTGGAAACTGTTGGCCGTATTGCTTTTGAATTTGTTGCTTAGTGAGGCGGGCTAACTCTCTTGCCACACCATTTGGGCTAGCATAACTCATTGAAGAAAATAACAAGCAGATTGCAAGTGATAGAACTATTCTAAATACTTTTTTCATTGTTTCTCTCCTATTTTTTAATTTTCTTAAATCAATTTAGCCTTTAATGCATTAAATTCTTGCTCAGTGATTGCACCTTCTTTTTTGAGCGCAGCTAGTCGTTCTAATTTTTCCAACGTATCATCAGAAAGAATTGTTTCTTTTGATTGTTGTTCAGTTGGTAAAAATTCACCTTCACCATTAGCTAACCATTCTAATGAAGCTCCTGTTTCAGCCATACAACGAATAACCCAATCAGAAGGGAAAAAATCTCTTTTATATCTCAGAGACAGATTTGCCGATGTTGTACCAAAGTGTTTACAAAGTTGTAGCTTTGTACGAAATCCATAGGCCTTAATTATTCGATCTATTACGACGGCTCCGCCACTATCAAAATTAACCTGCATAAATTTAATCTCAAATAAGAAAAATTAATTGACATCGTTTTTAGATTAAATTAATCTAATCTCAGATTAGAAAAATCACATAAAAACACATATAAACACCTAACTAGGAATAATGCACTATGACGCCAAGAATATCAATAGCTATTTCAGCGCCTTATGTCACTGTTGATGAATTTGCCCGTGTATCAGGCATGAATCCTCGCACAGTAAAAAAATATATTAGTGAAGGCAAGCTTCCTATCCGTAAAAAGCAAATCACAGGCAAGTACGACCGCTCTACAACTTTTATCAATATGGTGGCTTTAACCCTTGAGGGAGCTAAAGCCTTTAATCCTGAGTTAAATATTAAAGAGGAATAAGTAATGAGCCACGCAATCTATTTAAGCCCAAAGTCGGCTAATAAGTCGACTTTAATTTATATCCAGACTAATAGACACAATCCGAAAGGCTATATCGAAAAGTCAAACGGGCAAGTAATCAAGTTGCATAAGAAGTTAATTGCGAATTAATCAAGTGAACAGATAAAAAGGGGGAAAAGTAAACATGAATTTATCAAGTTATGATGTAGACCGTATAAAAAATGCCATTTTTAAGAATGCGGAGAATTCGCAAAATCATCCGTTTGTTATTGCAACTTGGTTAATTGAAGCGATTGGGTTTATTAATTATTTTCAGGACCAGATTGAAGAACCGCCGAAAGAGTCTTAACAAATACAGCGATATCCTTGGCAGCTTTTAATTTTGCATTATTTGTAATAACTGCAACATGATCGCTAGCAAGTAAGGCTTTGGTTAATTCAACTGCAAATTTATCAGCATTATCTTTTTCCATACTTAATTCCTCTTTTTTGTTGGGGGATTTGATTATAACAGGTTCTTTTTTTGTTGGGGAACAAAAAAAGAAGTGCGAGGCTAGGCGCACTCAATCCTAGCCATTGCAGGGGGGGTTACATGAACACAATACAAATTAATCAAACCATTGAACCACGCAGTCTATTGCGTGAGTTTCACCAAATATTAAGCAATAAGCGCAGTTTAGCCCGTTCTGCTTTTAACAATTTAAAGCCAGGGCAAAAACGTTTACTGCTGAACGCATCAGGCATCGAACTGCGTAAAACAACAATTTATAACTCAGATAGTCAATTTACTCATGCTTGGCAAATGCAATATGACAATCTGACAGATAACGAAGTCGACGACCTGAAAAAGGGTTTACGTCGGTTGCAAGCAATTATTGATGCATTCGCATTATGTGAAGAAGAAGATTTTAAAAAAGAAACCAAAAAGGTGGCATAAATGAAAATGACAGCATTATCGGGCGATGCATTATTGCAAGCCTTAAATCAGGCAAAAGAAGAAACAAAAAGCGGACTTTGTGACGTATTTACGGCAAAGCTGGAACGACTAGCTACACATATCCGCACCAACTACTTAACACCGACCGAATCGGCGGAGCTGTTAGAGCAAGAAGCCGAAGCAATACGCAATCAACATTATGAGAACCAGAACTGATGCGTGATGTTATCGACCGAGCCAATGATATTGCTCAATTAGAGCTTGATAACTTGATTGCAAAAAGAAAAGTTTACACCGGCAAATCATCACTTTATTGCTGTGAATGTGGCGAGCCGATACCTGAGGCACGGCGTGAAGCTGTGCCAGGTTGTAGTTTGTGTGTTTATTGTCAGCAAATTTCAGAAGCAAAAGGTAAGCACGGGCAATAAATTATCAATAAAGGAGAAAACAGATGTTTGATAAATTTAAAAATAATGCTCACAAAAGCATCATTGTAGACGAGCATACATTCGAGCTAGTTGCGGCTTACGGAGTGCGAGCAATTAGCGTTTCTAAAGAACAATCACGGGAATTAACTGCCGGAGCAACTTTTGCTATCACATGTCACGATGCAGTAATTATTTGCGAGGTTGATGGTTCATACGATTCAAACGTTGAAAATAGTACAAATGTTATTGAATTTGAATTAAATCAATAATCAATCGGGGCAATCAGCCCCAAATCTTTAAGGCTCAAAAAATGTGTGTAGAAAAGTCTTTTTTAAAATGGGTCGGCGGTAAAGGTCGGCTTATTCCTCAATTATTACCTCACTTGCCAGACGGCAAGCGGCTAATAGAGCCGTTTGTTGGGGCGGGTAATGTGTTTATCAATACAAATTATAGTAGCTATATACTAGCTGATAAAAACCGTGATTTAATTAATGTTTATCGATGGTTGCGTGATGATTTAGCGGGATTAATAAATACTACTCAATCATTATTTGATAGTAATATCGATTTTTATGAAATTCGCTGCCGCTTTAATTGCAATATAACGCAACCATTCACATTAGAGCGTGCTGCTGAGTTTATCTATTTAAATCGCCATTGCTTTAACGGTGTTTGCCGTTATAACCAAAAAGGTGAGTTTAACGTGCCGCATGGCAAATATAAAAAGGTTTACTTCCCAAAAACTGAACTAATCGCATTTAGCAATAATCTGATCTCCGTCCCAGTTACATTAATGGCGGCAGACTTTAGAGCGGCGATCGAAATGGCCGAGGATGGCGACGTTATTTATTGCGATCCGCCGTACATTTCAGGAACTAAAAACGATATTTTTACTGGCTACACTCCCCATAAGTTCAATTACCCAGTTACAAAATTGTTACGTGATTTACTGGTTCATGCCGTTAGACGTGGAGCAACTGCGATCGTATCAAACAGTAACAACACTATAGTAAAGGGTATTTTTAGTGATTTCGAAATCTACGAAATCGACGCACCTCGTTCAGTTGCGGCAAATGGCAATCGTCAGCCAGCAAAAGAGATTATTGGCGTGTTAACGCCGGATATGATTTAACAATAAGGATGAAAAACTATGAAAAACAAACAGATGAACAATAAAGCGCAAGCTAATGACAAACTTAAATATATTGCAAAATATGAACATAAACATGGCCGCACAGATGAAAGCGACCATTTGAGAAAAATTATCTTAGGGATGCACAAATAAACTATCGTATTTATGCGGGGTTAAATCATCTTTATATAAATCGATAAGCCCCAAACGAGTAATACTTTGAACTAAATCCAAATATGAACCGAGGCCATAAGATATGATTTTTCGATATACAACACCATCTTCATTTTGTATTCCAATAACCATTGGGTTGCCGCCAAGACCTCTTGCATCAACTTGTTCAATGATTTTGGTTATTTCACTATCAATTTTACTAATTGCAACGCCTTTAATGTATTTATCTTCCATATTGGCTACCTTTTTTGTTATGTATTTTTAAATACAGTATAACATACAAGATTAGAGAAAATCACATGACCACAATCACGCAAAACCTACCAATATTAAGTGATAGAGTTAAACACGCCCTGCTTTCTGGTATGCGTGATTTTTACGATACGGTCGGCAAGTTTTTACCAAATAAAGAAGTTATCAGAACGCCAGTTAATCCACATGCATTATCACCTAAAATGCCACAAGGGCTTTCATATAGTGAAATAAAGTTATGGCAAGTAGATACCGAAGATCATAATTTTAGAGCTAATTATTTTTCTGGTTTGCCAGATTTTTTAAGTAGCTATTTTGCAAATGAATACATCAAATTATTTCAAACAAAAAGCCGAAAAGCCGCCAATACATTTTTGCGTAAAACACTTGGCGGTAATATTAAATCAAGGCTTGATTTGGTTAATAAACAATATGAATTTATTAAACCAAGCGCACTATCTATTAACTTTTCTGCTGAGTTTGAGAACTTGCCTATATTTGGCAGAGAGCGAATTGCTGAACTTAGCGTAGAAATAGCCCGTTATATAGATAAACTTATACAACACTTATTAGCAGATCATGAGTTTTGTTTATCTGCCAATGAGGTTAATCAGCTTGGGCTTGAGTATCAACTTTATAAATCTGTTTTAAATGAACTTGATGGCATCAATATGGTACCGCCCTACTTTGCCGATTATAAAAATGGAAAGTTAACCAATGAAAATATTGTTAGAGCGTTGGCAAAATTAACCAATGAGGATTGGTGGTATAACAAGTTAAAAACCCGTCGAGATTTTCAACATGAACATTTAGCCATTGCAGTTGGGCAAGTACAAAAGAAAGCTACCCCGTATGCCAGTCAATCTTGCCAATCAGAATGGAAAGAACAAAAGCGACGCAATAAAAAATATTTAGAACAAATGGCAATTGAAAATCAAGAAACTGGCGAACAAATAGCACTTGATTTGCAGGTATATAAATCGATTTCCAATCCAGCTATTCGTCGTGCTGAGCTAATGACCCGCATGAGGGGCTTTGAAGATTTGGCTGATGAAATGGGGTATACCGGTGCATTTATTACACTAACGGCCCCTTCAAAATACCATAGCGCCTACTCAAAAGGTGGATTTGTCGAAAACTGGCAAGGTAATAATCCACGTGAAACCCAAGCCTATTTGTGTAAAGTATGGTCAAGGATTCGAGCAAAGCTCAATCGTGAAGATATTAAGTTTTTTGGCTTCCGCGTCGCAGAACCTCATCACGACGGCACACCTCATTGGCATATTTTAGTTTTTATGCGTCCCGAAGATTTGCAAACAGCTTTTAAAGTAATGTGGATCTATGCCATGGATGAAGACGGACAAGAAAAAGGGGCCGCAAAAAACCGCTTTGAATTTACCATGATCGATAAAGAAAAAGGCTCAGCAACTGGCTACATTGCTAAATATATTTCTAAAAATATTGATGGTTATGCGTTGGATAATGAAGTAGATGATGAAACTGGCGAAAACTTAAAAGAAACATCTAAAGCTGTTACTGCATGGGCAAGCCGTTGGAAAATACGCCAATTCCAACAATTAGGCGGCGCACCTGTCACCGTTTGGCGGGAACTACGAAGATTAAAAAGCCAAAAAGTGGAAGATAAAATTATCGATCCTGTTTTAGCGTCCGCTGATATTGGTGATTGGGCCGCATATACTAATCACCAAGGTGGTCCAATGGTTTTGCGCAAAGATTTAAAAGTTAGGCTATCTTACGAAGAAGAATTGAATCAATATGAGGAAGTAATTAAAAAAATAAAAGGCGTATTTTCACCATTATCGGGGCTAACGTCCTTTATTTGCACAAGGCTTATTAAATGGAAAATAGTTAAGAAAGAAAAAACAAGCAAGGACCTTGACCTTAAAAAACGTGCGGCACGCACGCCTTGGAGTTCTGTCAATAACTGTACGCAGGTTAAAAAATCATCGCTAGACGATCAGCGTGAAGAAATTAGAAAACAGTTAAAAATAATCGGTCTGCCTGACGATAATTTCACTGTGAACCGGCTTTATTTACGTGAAAGTATAAAAATCAGCCACAATCAATATTTAAAATTAGATAACACTTTAAACGGTGTACATCTCATCGTTAGCAATTCGCCAAGTCGGCCTAGAAAGCCCGTTAAAAATGATTTTGTTGAGTTTTATTTTTAGCTTTATATTGTTTTATGTAATAAAATCATGCAACTAGACATTGATCACATTTTTTTACTTTTTTCTTGCTAAAAAATTACTGTATAAATATACTGTATATAAAAACAGTGAGGTATTAGAAATGGACGAATTAGAAAAAGCAAAAAAAGTAGAGAGAGCTGAATTACTTATCCGTGTTGTAACAGAATCCGAACATCTAACAGAGCGTGATAAAGATATCACACTATTTTGGATTCGTGATTTATTGGAACCTTTAAAAGAATTTGTCACTAATAATAACGAGATAAAAAATTAAATTTACTGTAATATTGTCCGACTATTTTTATCTTATAGGCAAAAAATGATTAATAATTTTACTCCGCTAATTCGGTTACCCAAAGATGAAGAAAAACGTTTTTCAGAATTTATTAAAGCAAAAAGAAAAGAA